CGCCATCCCAAGGAAATGCGTTGGATCGCTCAGCGCACATGGCGCCCGGTGCAAGACGTGCAGGTCGACTCGCGCTACTCGCCCACCGCTCGTCGGCGTGTGAGTGGTTCATCGTGGTCGCGGTGGATGCAGAGGGCGCAGAGGATGCACGCGAGGGCGACGAGAAGCCAGACCCTGGAGCGATCAGCTTCTGCGAGGTCATTGAGTTCTACGACTTGAAGCGGTACAAGGTTTGCACCTTCGTGGCGCAGTCGAGTGAGACCAACGACAACGATGCGCAGCCGGGATTCCTGATCAAGCCCGCCACCATGCCGTACGCGTTCGGTCATCCATTCGTGATGCTGCGCAACTACGAGATTCCTGATCACTTCTACCCGATCGGTGACGTGGCGCAGATCGAGTCGTTGCAGTTGGAACTGAACGAGACCCGCACGCAGATGTTCAACTACCGCAAGAAGTTCCGGCGTGCATGGCTGTACGCGCGGGACCGCTTCGATCAGGACGGCACCAAGGCGCTGGAGTCCGACCGTGACAACGTGATGATCCCCGTCCAGGGCGACTCTGACCCATCGACGGCGATGGCTCCTGTGCCCGCCGTGATGACGCCGCCCGAGTTGTTCGACCAGTCGGCCATGATCAGCAACGACATGGATCGCGTGTCGGGCGTCAGCGACTACCAGCGCGGCTCACCCCAGCAGCAGATCAAGCGCACCGCCACCGAGGCGGCGATGATCCAGGACTCGGCCAACAGCCGGGCACAGGATCGGCTCGCCAAGATCGAGGGCGTGCTGAGCGAGATTGCCGAGCGCATCGTCGGACTCATGCAGCAGTTCACGACTGGCGATCAGGTCGCTCGCGTGGTGACGATGCCGGTCAAGGCATGGGTGAACTTCGATGCCGATCGCGTGAAGGGGAAGTTCGACTTCGAGGTTCAGGGCGGCTCGACCGAGCCTCGCAACGAGACCTTCCGGCGCCAGTCGGCGCTGCAGATGGTCGATGCGATGACGCCGTTCATGCAGGCGGGTGTGATCAACATGCCTGCAATGGCGCAGGAGCTACTGCAGAAGGGGTTCGGCATCAAGGATGCCGGTCGATTCATTCAGCAGCAGCCGCCCCCTGCTCCGCCGCAAGGTGGACCGGAGGGCGCTGCCCCTCCACCCGGAGCGGAGCAGGGGGCACCGCCTCCGCAGGGGATGCCCCAAGAACTCACGCCCGAGATGCTGGCGTCGATGGTCTACGGCCAGCAGGGTGGGATGCCGCCAGGTGCGCCTCCGGTTTCGCCCAACGGGATGCCACCGGAGATGGCTGGTCCCATTCCACCTGGAATGGGGTAGTCACTCGGGCGGCGCGGCCTCGTCTGCCTCGCGCTGTTGGGCGCTGTGCTCGCTGACGACGATGCTGTCGGGGTCGCTTTCGCTGGTGGCGGCGGAGGCGGGGTCTTCGGGCCAGGCGGTATCTGCGGTGTCACTCATGGTGGCGGACTGTATCGACCATCTGCCATGATGTCGAGCGACACCAAGGAGGGCTACCAGTGTCAGATGCCAACGCTCCGCTTGCGGGGCAGACGGCAGAGGGCGACCCCGCATCGGGCGGACAAGTCGAGTCTCAGCCGACACAATCCGAAGCACCGCCACCGCCAGCGGAGCCGGACTACCTCGAAATCACTGACGATCTGCGTGCCAAGCACGTCAAGGTCAAGGTCGATGGCGAGGAACTCTCGGTCCCGCTCGACGAAGCGCTGCAGGGGTACCAACGACAGGCTGCGTTCACGCAGCATTCGCAGCAACTGGCAGAGCAACGGCGCGAGGCAGAAGATGCCATCCGACTCCACCAGGCGATGCAGGCCAATCCTGGCTTGACGGTTCAGATTCTCGCTGATCATGCGGGCATGTCCGTCGAGCAGTACCTGCGACTCTCGCCCGCGCAACAGCAGGCGGCGGTCAATGGACAGCAGGCCGAGCCTGAGTTCGATGATCCCCTCGAACGCGAGTTGTATATCGAGCGCCAAGCACGCGAAGCACTCGAAGCACGATTCGCTCAGCGCGAGGCTGACGAGCAACTGGCACGCGCGGTCAACGGGTTGAAGCAGTCGTACGGGTTGAACGACGACCAAGTCCGAGCAGTAGTCGGAACCGCGATGCAGATGCAACTCGGGATCGAGTACCTCCCGTTGGTCTACCAAGCGATGGCATTCCAGGGGCAGCAAGGGGCGCAGCAGACAGCGGCGCAACAGCGAGCCGCCGAGGATGCACAACGGCAAGCGGCGGCAGCCAATGCCGCGGCTTTGGTAGGGAACGGGACGGGAGTGGTCGGCGGTGCCGGTGCGCCTGCACAGGTCGAATACTCGAACTACCGAGAAGCGATCGCAGCGGCCTTCGATGCAGTGGAGGCGCGTCGGCGCTAATCGGTCCTACCCGAAAGGGCCGTCATGGCAGTCGCCACCCATACCCCAAGCGTCTGGAACGAGGTTCTCTCGACCACGATGCACAACATGCACGGCAAGCTGGTGGACAACGTGTTCCGCAAGCGGCCGCTGCTCGAACACCTGCTCTCCAATGGGCGAGTCCGCATCGAAGACGGGGGCTACTCGATCGTCGAGCAGCTTCTGTTCAACGATGGTCAGGCCGATACCTACGGTGAATGGGACTTGATCAACGTCAAGCCCAGCAACGCCGTGACTGCGGCGCAGTTCTTCTGGAAGCAGTTCTTCGCCACCATCGCCATCTCGGCGTTGGAGAAGGCGCAGAACAACGGCAAGAGCCAGATCATCAACGTCACCGAGGCCAAGATCAAGCAGGCCGAGCAGACGCTGCGCAAGAAGCTGTCGGGAATGCTCTACGGCACCTATGCCTCGGCCGTTCCCGCCAACGACTGGAACAGCCTGCTGACGCTGATCGACAACGTCGCTCCGACTGGTGGGATCGACCCCGCTACCGAGGCATGGTGGAAGTCGTATGTGGCGGCGGTCGGCGCCGTCGATGCGGCCGGTCTCGAAACGGCGATGCGGACCGCCGTGATGACCACCAGCGACAACGGTGGCGACGAGGTCGATGCGATCTTCACCGACCCGGCGACGTACGCCTTCTACGAGTCCACGCTGACCCCGCAGGTCCGCTACACGGACACGAACAAGGCAAACCTCGGATTCCGCAACCTGCTGTTCGAGAACGTCCCGCTGATGTGGGACGCTGACTGCCCGGCCGGAACGATGCTCGGCATCAACTCCGAGTACGTCGGTCTCGTGATCCACCGCGATCGCAACTTCGCCCACTCGGGCTTCACCGACGACCTGGGCGGCAACGATCCCGGCACCGTCGCTGGCGTGGCCGGTGGTGGAGCGCCCGCCGCGGGAGCCGGTGGCCTCGGCACCACTGCAGCCAGCGCGCTCGACGCGAGCGTGTCGTTCATCACGACGTTCGGCAACGCGGTCGTCAACAATCGGCGTCGTCTGTTCAAGCTGACGGGCATCAGCAAGGCGCCGTGACCTTCATGGAGTGACCGGGGAACCCAACACTCCCCGGTCACTCCACCTGAAAGGATGGCGCCATGTCAGAAATCGTCCGCCCCAACAACCCGTACGCTCGTCCGATCCACGCCACGCGCCCCGAGGGGCAGATGCTGCAGGGCGAGTACTACGGCGAGCACGCCACCGACAAGACTCTGGCCGGTCACCACGGTCGCAAGGTCTCGCCTGCCAATCGCTTCGTCGGCAACGCCACCGCCGTGCCGGTCGACATGGACGCGGTAGTCGTCCCCACCAAGTCCAAGGAACGCAAGACCCGCGAGCGGCAAGCGGCGGCGCCGACTTCACCAAAGACTGACGCGACTTCACCAAGTGACGAGCAAGTCCCGTCCATCACGGAGGATGACCTGTTCGGATGAACCTCATCGACCTGCGCACAGCCGTCCACGTTCAGACGCAGACCACGACCGGCGACCTGCCTGACGCCACGATCGACAGCTTCTTGGCGCAGGCGTACGCGCGCACCGTCAACGGTGAGATGCAGTGGCCGTTCTTCGAGACCCATTGGGACGTGTCACTCGACCCCGACGCGACCACGATCACCATCCCCGCCAACGTCAACCAGGCCGGGATCATGGCGCTCTACGACCTGACCAACAACTTCCGGCTGGTGCAGGTCGCGCCCGAGTTCGCGGACGATCACTACATCGGGCCGCAGGTGGGGACGAACTACCCGGTCCAGTTCGCGGTTTGGGGCGACACGATCCATCTCTACCCGCGTGTCCAGACCTCCGCTGTCACGCGCCCGTATCGTCTGCGTGGTTACCGCTTCCCGCTGACGTGGCTGACGCCCGCCAACGAGCCGGACTGCGATCAGCGTCTGCACATCGCCCTGATCCACTACGCCTGCGCGCTGGCTTACGCCCAGCAGGAAGACGAGACGTTGGAATCCAGCTACATGGATCGCTGGATGCGTGACGCCGAGGCTGCGCGGGCGGTGATCATGGAGCCGCGTCATCAGCGTCCGCTGATCTACTCCGGGTCGATCGAGGCCGTGCCGTCGCCGGTCACGAGTTGGGTGCTGACCCCGCCGTGACCGTCAGCCGCCTGCAGCCGTTGAACTTGGTCGACTTCACAGGTGGCCTCAACCTGCGCCTGACCGACTTCATGCTCGAAGACAACGAGTCGCCAGGGATGTTGAACATCAACATGGACACGCGTGGCGGGATCGTCACGCGTGCAGGCTGGACGGGCTGGAACGCCAACGACGTGATCGCCGCGCCGACCCACGCCAACTGGCGCCCGCGCAACGCCGAGATGCACCTGTACTCGACGGGAGCGTTCGCCGTCTTCCTCACCAACGGCGCCAAGGTCTGGACCTGCCAGCAGGGACAGAACTTCGTCGACATGGGGATCACCGCCAAC